GACCTGTTTCAGCCCGTCAACATTCACAATATCCGTATTGGGCTTTTCGCAGGCGTCCACATGGGGATTGGCGGCGGCAAGAAACACCTTTTTGGGTTTGTGCTTCTTGAATACATCTGCAATATTCTTAGAGTCTGTTACGTCCAAATACTCATATTTTCTATCTGGACACAGATTGTCTTTGTTTGTGTGGAATGTTCCCACCGCGTCAGACAGGTGTCTCATTAGGGCAGACCCTACGAGACCGTTAGCTCCGATAACAAGATTCATGCTGAACTTCCGTCACCGTGAATTCCGCGTTGCATCATGGAATTACAACAAATTAGTCTACCCCTATTTATGGAAGTAAAGCGCATGTAAACATCTGGATTATATATTCCGCCAGTACTTCCGCACGAACACATAAGAGACGAACCAACTCTCCAATCCTGTCTGTACACAAAATGGCTGTCAGTATCTATTGTGTAGAACCACGCCTTTTCGGAAGGGACGTATATCTTATCCTCACGGTAGATTTCTTTGCCTTCATCGTAGGCGCGTCTTGCGCGACCTTGAATTCTAATTACCTTCGGAGCTTGTGTCATTTGATTACTACCTCATATCCTAGAAGCTGTTTAGACTCTAGGAATTCCTCGTTTTCCATTGCGCCCAAGTCCTCGGTATTCTTGGGGATGGACTTGGAAATGACGATGTACTTCTTAACAAATTTCCTATTCGTTCCCTTGTGAGATACAAGGGTTGACGCTACAAAAGCAAGAGGTTTACTTTTGAACTTCTTCAAGATTTCCTCCGCACCCCGAACAAACAAGCCTTATCAGATTTGCGCCCTTCATTTCTGGAATAACGTATTTTGCGCCACAGCTTTCGCATTTGAAATACGTTTTCTTCTCGTTTGGAGGAATGTAATTATTTATAATAGACCATCCGCCAGATGCTCGCGGGTAAAGATAATCTTCAAAAGAATATGAGCCTGTCATAATATTTATGCGAAACCGCACTCCTCTAACAATTGTTGAACACGGGCATCGTAAGTGTGCGGGAGAATCTTTTCATAGGCGTTGACGGCAAGACGTTCAATTTCTTTTGGGTTGTTTTTGAGATACAGAACCTTTTCTACCGCCTCGCCCAAATCGTCAAATCCAAGATAATCCTCATTTTCAGTCAAAAACAAGTGCGCGTCTGGAACTCGGTTCATTACTGGCGCAAGTCCAAAGGCGGGAGTTTCAAATGCTCTTGCATTTAGATCGTTGAGCGATGACCAGTTCAATCCCACTCGTGCCCTGTTCGCAAGTTCCCGATACTCATCAAAAACAGGGGAGTTCTCGAAGATGACAGAAACACCGTGTTTTCTAAGTTCATTCACCCACTTGACTCTTTTCTCGTAGGGCATTCCTATAAGAACTGCGTCTGTGTCTCTGAACAGGTTGGCTACGTCCAATTTTTGCGAGAAAGAGTCCTCCCCCTCAAGAGTGTGAACCATAAGATAGTGAACCGAGGGGTCGTAAGCATACGGAAGATATATGTCTCCCTGTTGTGAATAGCATAACTGCATGTTGAAGAACTTGTCTGAAATCTTGCGTTGGTGGTCATAATTCAGGCAATGCGGGTCTGTTGCAATAGTTGCAACAAGTCCATCCTGAGGCTTGGATGTCCAGTTAACTCCAGCATCTATTGCCAAAACCAAGTCAGGTATCCAATCTTTAGGAAGTTGCGCCTTTACGAAGTCATACGAAATTTTGTTAACATTCGGAGGAAAGGGCAGAGGAAGTTCGGGGACTTTTGCGTACTTCTCTAAAAGGTTGAGTCCTCCCATCCAGGGGATATTAGAGCCTGTATAAGAACCTGCCGCAATAAAATCTATGTCGTCACGCCTGCGAAAAGCCCGCTCGAAGTAGCGACTCATCGAGAGGGGATACCAGATCGAGAGACATAGCACCTTTATTTTTGGTTTCTCGGCAACTTGCCAGGTTTTTACTTGAGGTTCAAGTTCTAATTCTTCTATCATTTTATCCACTTCTCCGCAAACTTCACCCTGTTTCTTTCGGTCAGGGCGCGTCTTTCTTCTGTATACCCAATTGACTGCGCTCCAATATGTTCAACTACCGTCCCCGCGTCTGGGGTTATTCGAGCCAAGCTAAATCCTTTAGAAATTGCCGTTGTAGAAAGACACACATCTTCAAAATCGTTCGGGGCGTAACGCTCGTCAAAATATCCTAATTCTTCCCAATGTTCTTTTTTGGCAATCAGCAACCAACCCTCGATGTAAGGGAAAATGCGTCCACCAAAATAGTTCCACCCCGTACTCTCGTTGTAATATTTTCCACCCAACAATATCTTTCCTTCAATCTGTTGCGCTCCTTTAGCTATAAGAGCGATGTCTTTATAAATTCTCACGTCAGTGGAGATCAGACAGATAATATCTCCACTGGCTTGTTTCATGCCAAAGTTGGACGTTCTAAGAAACCCTTGATTTTCAGGAGTTTTGAGAACCGTTACGCCATAATTGTCTCGCCACCAATCTAGCCCATCTATGGCTTTCTGGTCTGTGGAGCAGTCGTCTACCACAATGATTTCATCGGGAGTGCAGTTATCTCGAATATCTACAAGAAGCTGATTGACCAACTCAAAGTGATTCCAGCTTGGTATTACAAAACTAACCTTCATGTTTCATCCTCTCAATTCCGCTTACGTAGTTCACGCCTGGGAAGCCTAAAGAATGGGAAAGACTTACATCCAGCCCCCCATTATGAGGGCGCGGAGGGAAATTCTTGTTGTCAAAGAACCTGGGTTTGGGGGATTTATAGCCATATTGTCTTGCAATTTCTTTAGCGAATGTATGCCACGAAACCACCATACTTCCAGATAAGTGTAGCACTTTCGGCATTGTGTAAAAATTATCGCAGTATTTTTTCAACATATCGCAGAAATCATACAGATGCAGGAAAGACCTTTTTATAAATGTCGGATATTTCCTTAAATCCATATCCAATATGTCGTCATAAAGACGGGTGGAGTCAAAAATGTACGAAGTCCGTATGATGTTTGCGTCAAAAATTTGTGCGGACTGCTCGGCTGCTAATTTACAAAGTCCGTAGAAATTGACTGGTCGGGTAAGTTTGGAATCTTCCTTATGTGTCTCAAATACCCCCCCATGAAAAATGTGGTCTGATGATATAAAGACGCACGGAATCCTTGAGTCTGACATAACTCTAAATACATTGCCAGCCCCCATCACATTTACGTCCGTGACCTCTCTTTCGTTCTTTTTCTCCTCGCAGAAGTTTACAGATGAATGTCCTGCAAGGTGAATTACAAGATCGGGCTTGGAGTATTTCGCCGCCCTTTGAACAGATGCTCTGTCTCTCACATCACAGTCCAAAGCCAGAAAGCCTCTTCTCATAAGTTCTCTGCCTATATAACCTTTATATCCGATAACGTAAAATTTCATATTTTCTCTTCAATCATCTTGAATACTATTTTTCGCATATCTTCCAGGTGGTTTTGTGTTGCCCTCAACGCGCCAGCACTACCAGAGCCTTCGGACGGGCGTAAACCGCATTGCCAAAGGCTATCCATTAACTCTTGAGCCGACTCAATGGGCAGACTAAGAGTTGGCTCTATTTCTTGACCCTCTGGAACAACCTCAAAAAGAACGCCTCTCCCAATGGCAAGCGTATTTCCATCTATTTGCTTGATTAGTAAATCAATCCTATTTGACCGGGGAGCTAGGTGCGCCAATATGTGCATTTTCATATTTTCTCTTCTCTTTAGAATACACCGTGTTTACTTACAGGGTGCGGAAGTACTTCACCTTTCGATTCTTGGCAACGTCAAACACCTTCAAGGTTGCGAGAATAGTAACTAAAAGTTGAAAGGCGATGGTTACTACATTTTCCCAAATTGCGGGGATTTGATTCAAGTATCCTTGCAAAAGTTGAACCACAACTCCAGCAATTGAAACGCTGACTACGGCTGAGTTCTGTTTAATCCACTCCGAAAGTTTTGGGAAATATTTACTCAGCTTTTCAAGTGGAAGATATTCTGCGGCTTTGGCGAATACAAACCCAACCAACAGGGTTGCGCCAACCAAGATTAGATTCTGAATTTCGGGGGGAAGTTGTACAAATGCTTGCATGTTTACTCCTATTATCTATTGCCAGTCTCGAAAATGTTGACGTTGATCTGACTAGCATAAAAAAACTGCGGACGAAATGTTCCGCCGTTACAGTTACAACTCTTTTCTTTATTCTTTGGGGAATTTATTATCTTCTCCGCGTGTTCTTCTAATACCCATACTAGGATTACGTTATATCTCAGCGCGGGTGTGTATGTAACACCATCAACTTCTACTTGTCTTGGGATATTATTAGAAGAGTTTTGTTGCAGGGCTACTTGCCCATCACGCTTAACCATGCGCATAGTGTAAATCCTAACTGAAATTACGTCAAGATTAGTGGCTCTCTTCTGTGGACTATTGATTTTGCACGTCTGAGAGCGTCGCAGAGGCCATACGCATTTACCGTAAGTGTTCTGGACGCGAGAGCCAGCATTGTTTTCTCCATGTCAAACTCTGCCTTGAGTCCGAACGTGTAAAATCTGGAGTCTGTGGTCTTGTCCACCCACAACACTTCTGCTCCAAGAGAAAGGGCAACGGCGAATTCGTCTAAAGATTGTGTCTTGTATTCGTAATAAGTTTTCTCAATTGTTTCCATTTTTTTGTTTCCTTCCCCTAATTCTATCAGTCCCCATTAAAACCACAACTCCCCTTTTCAGAGGAGTTGGGCGGAGGAGAATAAGATGAACATCCATATTCTACCACAAATATTGGAACGGCTCAGGTCGCTCGTCTGTGCGCTGGTTCTGGATGTTTCACCTGCCTAGCGCCGCTAGGACTGCCGCGCCTTACATCTTAGTGGTGGGACGCCCTCAATGACCGTTCGCTTGAAAGTATATCATATCTGCAAAGACATACGAATTACATCTACCGCAAGTTTGTTGATCGCCTTCAAGTCGGGAGATTTCGGAAGGCTTGAATTTAGATACGCCTGCTCCGACAATTTGAAACCATGTTCTGCTTCTGTCTGTACTTGTTCAAGTGTCCACTCTCCGCGTTTTATTTCAAGTAACTGACTCGCATCTTCGCGTAAAACAGATAACTCTCCATCCTTCAAAAACTCAATTCCCATTCTCAGTAATCGAATAAGGTGGGCGGCGTTCTTGCAGTCATAGCCATACTTCTCGACAAGTTCTTTTCGTTTTGCAGAGGCGTGACCATTGTATGTTCCTCCATGTGTCATTCGGTGAAGCTGACTGTAAGCATAGCCAGTAAACGATTTGTAGACATGACGACCCACGAATAGATTTCTGTTTTCAATAAGTAAACGCCCTGGTTCTGTGACCTTTAGGTAATAATTACTTTCAAGCCAAAGAAGTGCTAGAACATTTGGATTGCCCTGTGCCAATAAACCAATGAATTTCTTTGCATCGTAAACAACTATATCCCATTCGTCCTTTTTGATTTCCTTTGTTCCGTTGGACGGAAACATTTCGTTTGCAGGAAATGCGGAATGAATGCCAAAATAGAAATCAATTGGGGGGACGCAAACACCCATTACATCTTTATCGTCAATTGAGTTGGGGTCGGATGATGGAATATAACACCCATGCGAAATTGATCCTCTGTAACCTGATAAAATACACCATTCTCCCAGTGCTGGGTTTTGTTCAGTAATATCTAGTGGGATAGCCATCCGTAACGCTCCTTCATTTTTTTCTACTATTGAATATTTTCCTTCATGGTATCACACATAGATTAGACAGGGATTAGAGAGTTACGGTTTCAGGCTGAACGTGATTGTTCCGCTCTTGCCCTGTATGTCCACCTTCATGTCGTATTGAAGTCTTGAAACTTCGCCCTGCCAATACTTTTCAATATCTTGTAGGTCAATCTCGATTGATTCTTGTTCGCACAGCACACAAATGACAGATGCGATAAATAATTGATTGAATTCCTGAGTTAAATCTAGGACATTATTCATTTTACGCCTTTCACAGACTTTGCGAAATCTTGACGAAGAGATGGGGGAGATGCGGCAATGGACAAAAGTCGGTAGTGTTCACGAAAATCCCATGTGAATGAGGTTTTCTCGGCTATCTTCATCAATTCTATTCTGCATTTGTGGCAAATTCTCCTCATTACCCTGTGTTCTTCTGGAAAAGTTTTACAGTAACACGGAATGCTGTATATTGTAAATGCGCTGTAATCATCAAAAGTTCTGCACACAGAGCAATAACCTTGATACAAATCCCAATGATTGTTCATTTCATCTCCTCTGGAAAATTTAGCGGGTTGGGTAGATTGTTTTCTGTGACATAGGCATCATAGAGACGGGCGGCTTCTTCTTCGATTTTGGACATGCCAACATAAGTTCTTTTTCCGAAAGCCTTTACGTTTGCTGCCCAATATGTATGACCTTTTTGCAAGAGTTTATTAACCCCGAAATATTTAGATGCTGCATTGGGGGACTTCTTCCCTAACTGGTATGCGTTTTTTCCACCATGAGCAACGCGAAGTTTTGCAAGTGTTTCCTCCGAGTGTTTTCTTCCGAGCATATACCTAGAATGATTCTCGGACATCTTCCGCCTAGTTTCTTCTGACTTTGGCTTTCCTTTATGAAGTTCTGATATTTTCTTCTTTTGTTCGTCTGTCATCTTCAAGTGCATCGCCTTTTTGGAGGCAGAAACCTTTTTCCCGAACTCTGGCGGTCTCTTGTATCCAAATAACCCGCTTTCTCCGCCATTTGAAATATTATATCCATCCCTGCTGGATGATTTATACAGGTCAATCCAATAGATTTCTCTATCGTTCATTTTATCGGGTTCGCAAGCCTCAAGTATACCGACTTCAAAATTTTCTATTCCGTATTTATTGACTGCTCTTTGTAGGGCGGCGCATTTATCTGTTCCTTTTATAAGATAATAGTTGTGTTCGCGCAATCGCCTTTCAATATTGTGGGCTTGACCAATATATCTTTTTCCATTTATCTTGTTTCGATAGTAGTAGATTCCAGAAGTTTTTCTCATACACATATTCTACCATAATTTTACCCCATATCATAAACAATTATAAAACTCTAATAAAAAACACCCCTCTTTATGAAGGGTGTTTATTTTTATTCTTGTTTTAGGCTCAATAAATAGTTGGACATGATGTGGTCACGCGGCCCACAAAAGTAGCCTGGAACTTGCTTTGAGAGCAGCGGTACTTGATTATTAAAGCTGTTTTCGCAAATTCCATAAATTGTATAAATGTGCAGCCTGGAGCTAAATCTTTGACTGCGAGAGGAATCTGAGTCCGGCGATAAACCAGCGGTTCGCCGTTATGCACCATGCGGAGCGGGTATAGGTTGGAAACAAAGCCTGTTCCGTTGGTTGTGCGGGTGAAGTTAGCATCTGCCACAACACCGAGAGTTCCGATGCCGGTGATGACTTCGCCTGAGAAGTTATAACCAGGAGTCAATCGACTTCCCTTCTGAGAACTAACCGACTGCACGCCTGCTCCCCACAACTGGAAGTATGCGCTCATCATTTCCTGAATAGCTTGGGGATGCCCGAAAATCTTGGTGGGTGCGGCGCAGGACTCGCTCAGGAAGCGGTCAAAGCCTGTTGCCGAGAACGTGCCGGAAGCTGCGATGTCGGCGGTGGACTGAACATGTGCGCCATTTACGGCGGTGACTAAAGTTTCAATACCGCTGAATTCGAGAGCGTTATTGCTGGCGTTGCCTACGGCGAGGAGTCTATCCCACTGATTGAGGACGAGGGTCGCCATAAAGCGCATTTCTTTGGCTTTCACATCAGCAATGTGCTGGCGTTGGAAAGTACCAATGTCGGAAGTGCCCGGGAGTCCTGAGAATGCGGGCGAAGCACCAACGAGGGTATTAATGCCATTCCATCCAGCGGCGGCGACAGCCTGTGAGTGCATGATGTCGGAAATGCCGAGGGATTTCTTCGCGCCGATATTCTTCAAATCAACAGTGACGTTCTCGCCATCGTGGGTGTACTCTTCGGGACAAACATAGTCCGCGAAGGAGATATAACTTGAGCCTGAGTTGAAACCGAGCGAGGTCATCTCGCGGTAGGTCTCTTGCTTCAAGCCCGTCATTAATTCGGGGATATTGAGATACAGATTGATTTCCTCGCACATGGCGAGAATTTCTGTGGTGTCGAGCGGGGTCGGATATTGTGCGGCAAAATCAGCAGGCAGAACTACGTTATGCGCTAACGGGTCTGCGGCACGCTGAACCATAGCCTCTGTAAAAGCGGGCTGAGTTGCGGCATCTTCACCGACGTTCAAAATTACATCGGACATAATGTCCTCCTAAAAGGAATATGCCGAGACGCCTTACGGCTTAACCTGCGGGTGAGTCTATTGAATACCCATGCTCTGATCGGCTATGGCTTGAAACTGGTCTTTTGGTTTAGTTTTGGCGATGAGAGTTTCAATTGCCGCTTTTTGCACTAGGTTTACATTTAGACTGCGGGGTTGAGGAACTTCTTCTCTTTTGATTGTTACGGATTTGTTTGTAACTAACGCCCTTAACTCTGCCATTTCGTGTTGAACTTCTTCAAGTTTGGCTTGAATTGGAGCAACTTGAATAAGCGCCTGAGGTAACGCTTCTTGTATAGCAGATCGAACGATTTCCGACATTTCTTTTTTGGCGACTTCTTCGGGTGAGGGAGGAACTATAAATTCAGACTTTACCACAGTCCCAAGTTCATCAAAGTTCTTCTGAATTTCAGCAAGGGCAGAGTCGCCGGTCAGTCCTTGCGATTTGAGAGCGTCAATCCTGTTTCTAAGAGCGGAAAGAGCCTTCTCAACAGGTGTGTTTTCCGCAACTTCTGTGTTGATTTTTACGCTTAATTCAACCTCTGATTTGGCGGGAGAAAACACGGTGGTTTCTGCATCAGACGTTGTGGTGGACATTTCTTTCTTCATGTCCTTCTTCATGTCCTTTTTGTGCTTTTTCATGCACTCTTCATCGCCTTCTGGACAATCTTTTTCGTCTGCGTCAGCATCTTCCGTCTTGATGACAAGGACATCGTTCTCGGTCTGGGACTTTAATTCAAGACCTTTCAACACTTCTTCGTCCTCAACCACAGACTTTGCATCTTCGAGTTTTGTAGTCATAGATTTTGTCTCCAACTCCATCTCTGTTCTGGGGTTTGCGGGGACTCTGGTGAGAGCCAAATGAACGAGATGTCCTTTCTTATAAATTTTATCCCCAATCCCCTCTTTACACAAAGGGCACTTATCAGTCAGTCCCTTGCGCATGAAGGTAAACTTGTCTCCGTGCGAATGTTCTAGGTCAAGGAATCCTATTGAGATTCTAACGGGGGTATCTGATTTCTCTACTAAATCTTTTTCAAGAGACTTGTAGACCGCCTTGCCAAGAGGGGTATCGTAAAGCGTTCCTGTGGATTTTAGGGCTTTGCCGTCTACATAAACTTTAGAGACCTCTCCAGGAACGTTGACTTTGTTCTTTCCAGACTTGTAGTGAGATAATGAAACATACGGCATTCCACCGCACCAATCCTCTTCACAAACTACCGATTTGAAAACGTCTGGAACAGAGTCTTTATTTTCAATGTGTTTATTAAAGTCTGCGAACAGTTCTAAAGACATTCTCTCGCCAAAGAAATCCTCTTCGATGTCTGAGTTAACAGAACGCCATTTCATCTCTCCGTCTTTGGAGGTTGCTTTGACGATGCTCATTGAGAACTCCGCAATCGCAGAGTCGTGAACATTGGCGTATAACGCCCGCATGTGATCTAGGGCTTTGTCTTTGCTTTCATGGCATTTTACAGTTTCGCCCCCAGCCTTGACGACACAATACTGGTCGCCCTGTTTCTTAATTTCGTATGGCATTAAATTATCATCACCTCTTGATATACTTCTCGCCAACCTGCGTTAAAAATGAACACCAACCAAGAAGTTACCGCTCCAGTCACCAAGTTCCCAACAATTTGCGGGATAGCCCCTATGTAGCCAAATAAATCTTGAAAGATGTCTACTCCAAAGAACAAGGCGAGGGCGCAAAATATCCAAACTCCTGAACATAGTTCACACTCATGCAATTGTTTTATAAATCGGTAAATATACTTTTCTTGTGTATTATCCAATATAGACTGCGGCAGAGGAAACTTCATCCACAAATATATAATCAACTTTCCGACTGCCGCAAAGACGAGCCAGTTAAGCATTCTTGGATTTGGCTGATTCTACGGGTCTCTCGAACTTGCGAAAGATGTACTGATTGATTACGTGTGTAGCTTGTTCGCGTTCGCCCATATTTGTGCGAAGCGGGATAACCTCTACTTCATCGTACCCCTCCGCAAGACGGGCATTAATCATTTGGTTGATGTCCTCGCGTGTCTGTCCACCCAATGTAAGAGCATGAGGGGAGAGGGCGAGAGTCAAAATTACATGATCTACCTTAACTGTTTTCATTTATGTTTTTCCTTATTTCGTCTAGTATTTTTTCTGCCTCCAACCCAACACAGGTTGAAGAAAATTCGCCAAAGTTCTCAACTATGCGACTTCGTATAGCATTCACTATATTATCGTAACTTGTGCCATCGCCATTGTCAAATGCGTCATTTATGATTTGGTCTTTCAACATCGAGACAGCCGACTTTCCAATGAAGTTTTTTATCTCCGAGGAAACACGGTGTTTTAGTTCCTCTGCGAAAGGAACGAAGTCAATCTTGTCAATCTGTTCGTCAGTCAGTTCCCAAATATATTTCTGAGTGAACAAAGCCTTTAGTTCAAAAGGCAGGTCTACGTCTTTGACCGAGACCCAATTATCCTGTACCCAAATTGCCTTGAGGATTTCCGCAATATTGAATACGTCCTCTTCTCCAAAAATGGAATCGTCCACAGCCGAGCGGAGTAAATATAGATCATCCGCATTAACACTTTGAGACGATTCTGTGAGTATGGGCGCAATGTCTTCACAGATTCGTTTTACTAACTTGCCAATTCTGGCATTGAACGAGCGTCCTTTTTCAATTGTCAGACCGACTAGAGACTTCATCTCGCCATCTCCACCTAAAGAGGGGGGTTGGGGAGAGCCTACGGATGCGGGGCGTTCTGGGGCTTTGCCTAACAAAGTAGGCTTGGCATCTTTCGGCGGCTTCTCTGGCATGGAGATCGTAAATAGTCCGTCTTGAATCTGTTGCAGTCTTGATTCTTCGGGAGAGATTGTTCCATTTTGAACGTTCATATTGAAGGCGGTTGCACTTGCAAGCCTGGCGCGTCCGAGCATGGAGAGTCTTTCTCCGTCCGTGTCAATAAAATCAAACTGTAAAACAGATGGAATTATCCCTTCAATGAAGTACTTAATCTTTCCTTTGTTTCTAGCCTTACCTGTTCGGTTGGTTTTCTGTTCGCCACGAATCGAGCCAGCCAGAGTTTCGCCAGAAGCAGACGACCCCGCAAGTCCAATGTCTCCCAATGTCATGCCGTATGCTGCGGTTACAAGAGCCGCGTATTTTAGGGTAATCCTGTCATACATGATGTCATTGGGGGCTTTGCCTAACGGGATGAACTGTACTTTCCCTGTATGCTCTGCAAGAACAGGAATCTTGAATCCCTCCGCTGTTCCACCCTGTGTAAAGGTTCTGAAAGATTCAATCCATGTATTCGCATCCTCCCATGTAATATCTCCGAGATCAAAGACTCCAGCGGGCGGGATGTCGAGAAGAAGATTGGCATAATACCTATCCCCTCTCGCCAGCATTTCCATAGCTAGGAATACTTTTTCTGGTGGAGCGACACCCCACCCTTTTCTTTCTATTTCAGGACGTGGACTCATGTAGGCTCTTGCTATGGCGTGTTTGGGAAACGAAGCATAATGCCCATTGTAGTATTGAATGATTGGAGTGTCTTTATTGTTGGTGGGGTAGAGCGTTCCGCCGTCTAAGGGTTCGAGCCACATTACTCTGCCATTCTCTGTATCTCCCTTTCTGCCAAGTTCAAATCCTGTTCCAAAAGGAAGGTCGTTTAGGTCGGAGATGAACCATTCAAGAAATCCAATCCAATCCAAACCCGAATACCCGCCGTTCCTAAGAAACTTTTCATAATACTCTATTGTCCCCTTTAGTTCATCGCGCATGTCGCTCTTGCGAGGAGTTATCTTCCAGTCAAGGTCGGCAATGTTGGAGATCATGGTGTCTTTACAGGTCACAGCTACGGGTTGACTCGCCACCCACGCACGCCATTGACCAGGCGTAAGAATTGAGGGTTGTGACCACCTTGGAATCATCCTTGTAAAGTACGCATCCGATACCCGCATACTGCGCTGACCCGCTTCTCTCGTGGGTTGCGGAGCGTTGATAATGTCTAGCGTTGAAACATTGCCTGTATTAGTTGGCATAAGACTTCCTTAACTTCTTGATTCCGTGTTTTCGATAATTGCTTTTTGCGATACCTCGCCAGCGATACTTACAAACCAGAGGCATACGCTTGAAACGATTTCTATTCTTCTTGTTCATAATGTGACAAATGGGAGTTTGCCCCATTTTTTCGCGGGGTTCAAAACATACATTCCAGAAGTGACCGAGGTGATTTTGTCGTCATGCCCAATCATCGTAAATCCATCAAGTTGACCCAAGAATCCGTCGTTCCAACTGCTTTTCATCAACCACATCCTACCTTCTGACGCCGCACCAAACCAGTGATTGTTCGCGGCGAGGACTCTATCTCCAACTTTTCTAACATCCACTTCAAGAACCTGATGAGCATGGAGTTCTGGGTTCTTCGAGTCCTTGAAAGACGCGGCAAGTAGAGCGACCTGGTTCTTGCCTGCCCCGCCTGGGTCTTGGTCAATGTAAACGGGAACATAGACTCCATCATATCTAGCAGTATTCTTGATGACTTCAAATAGTCTTTCCGCCGCCCAAAAACCAGCGACTTGATTTTCTAAAATAAAATGTGGTTGTTTTTCCTGCCCCTCTTGCAATAAGTGTCCGTAGAGTTCCATCCATTCAGGGTTGTCCTTTGGAAGAAATTTTATAAGTAATGAACCAACCGATTCGTCTGGGTCGTCTTTGGCGACCTTCTTCTCACTGGCGGCAGTATCCCATGCGCGTATCTTTTTTATAATTCTGGTTGGTAACGTAGTGATGATTCTGCCATCAAACCAACTTCGATAACCAATCTGACCGCCTTCATCTGCAACTTCTCCATCGTACTCTTGAGCCTTGAGCCATCCAGAAGGATTACTTGCAAGGATGGAGGCATAGAAAGCGGGGTCAAGATTCGCCTTGTTGTCCTCGCGCGTTGCGTGAAAAGACTCTATGAGAATTTTATCATCTCCCAACGCTTCCGCAAACTGTTGTTTGACATCTTCGGGGATTTCTTGCTTAACAAAAAACTTTGTCGTCCAGTGTTCGGAAGTCTTTGGCGTGAAAGTTGCAAACGCTTGAGGATTGTTTCCAACACGGACAGAGGACACGGCAATCTTCCAACCCTGTCCTGTTTTATCGCGCCCCGCTTCGTCATACCAAAGGTAGTTGATATTAGGGCCGCGCGCAGAGTCGGGGTCTTTGAGTCCCTTGCAGTAGACTCTTGCCCCATTTATAAACACCATTGTAAACGGTTTGGTCGGTTCCCACTCAGGTCTCGACCTGTGTTTCTGTGTAGGGACTACCATCTTCCAGGGTATCCACGCCTTCAACTCAGGCCACGTTGATAGCTTAAAATTCTCCATGTCGGGGTTCATCACCGCGCCATCTTCCCCCTGCATTATTTTTCTAAGAGTCTTCTGTCCTCCACCACCGGATTTTCCACAACCTCTCGGGCCGTACAGGGCTGAAAATCTGGCGGTACTTTCCACAAATTTCTTGTGGTTCTCTGAGGGGCTGTACGACTTTCCGTCATTACGCACAAAATACCCGTTGGGGTCAACAGGCCACTTTTTTCGTTTTTTATCCTTGAATTGTTCAATGGATTGTTCAGGTACTTTCTCCCCCCTGCTTTCCAGTTCTTTTGAGATCAGGTAGAGTTTCTTCCACTCATCCTGACTAAGAGGTTTTCTACTGCTAAGATTCGGCAGTTATAACTCCATTGAGGTTCGATTAATGCCGTTGCCCCATTGTTCCGCCATAGCGCGAGCAATTCCAAGAAATGTTTTGCTTCGCTCCTTTTCTCTTTCAGGTCCAGGTGGAAGGTAGTACAATCGTTGTCTTTGTTTATCCGGCAACCCCATCATTTGTTCGTGGACGTTATCAGTTTCTTCCAACTTTGGCAAACCTTTCAACCACAAGCAAGTTGCCTTTTGCTCCATGTGTCCAAACATCCATGGCTGGATTATTTGTGTGTATGGAGATTTAACAATCTCTCTTGCGTAGGCGTGCATTATAGGATTTTCAATTGCAACCTTTGGAATATGCGGAAGGTCTAAAAACAAATTGAAAAACTCTACGCCTTCCCGCATGCTCTCCCATCGCGGCTGAAAATTTCCGTTTTCTTTACGCTTGCCAACGTACAGATGGCAAACTCCACTATTGGTCAAATATCTGCAAGTTGGGTGGGCGATAATCATATCCCAATACTGACGCAATAACGGTTTCACGTCTTGTTGTAAGTGCCATTCAGGATGACCGCCGGAACAAGGATACAGGTCGCATGAGTACGCTTCGTGACCCAATTCTCTAAAAGCAATCGCAACCGCCTGGCTTTCTTCACACGCTATCAAAATCCTCATTGGAGTAAACACCGTGTTTTCTTTATTCATCTTCTTTTTCCTCTGTTATATCCTCTGCCTCAACGGTTGTCGCCCCTGCGCGTTCTGCCAACTCTTTGAATTCGTTTTGTAGGTCTGATGTCTGACGTTTAGCCAAATCTTCAATGACCTTCTCGATTTGCATCAGTCCTCGTTCGGCTTCGGATGCTTTGAAAAACGCATTCACAGCAGAGGCAGAGCTATCAAACTTACCGTCTTTTAT